CAAGGGAGCGCAAAACGTTTCCGATGCTGGATTGACCTTGAAAGATTTGTACGTTACTCGAAGCAAAGAAATGGGCTGGCCGCAGTCGATTGAAACGAGCTATGATGATCACAATAAACTGGATCACAAACAGATACATGACGCTTTAAGATACGAGCAAACCGAACAGGGATTGACAGTAAGACCAAAGCTGTATGTTTTAAGAGATTGCAGGAATACAATCTATTGTTTTGAACATTACAGTTGGGACGATTGGAGCGGAAAGACAGCAGATAAGCGGGGATTGAAAGAGCAGGTTAAGGATAAATACAAGGATTATATCGATGATGTTCGCTATTTGCTTGGCGAAAATATTAAGTACGAGCGTGTGATAAGCAGGGAAGTTGACGGCAGGGATCGGTTTAGAAATACGGAACAAAGAGGATGGATGGCGGCATGACGTATATTTACGCCTGGAAAAACAATGAAAAACGAGCGCAGCTATTTGGAAGAAAATTGGAAGTGTTGAGACGAACCAAGAAAATGAATAGCTGTATTGTCAGGTTTATAGACAACGGGCAAAAAGAAGTAATAAGCAGAAGCGAATTGAGAAAGTTGGCGTTATGACAAAAGCAGATAGATTGATCGAGAGCAGGGAACTGTTTGAAAAGACAGTCGATTATTACGATAACGAAAAGTTCGGATTTGATGTGAGCATATCGGAACGGCTGAAAGAGAATCTGGACTTTTATACTGGAGTTGGGCAATGGCCTGAGGATGTGAAGCAGGAATTAAGAGCCAGGTATAAACCAGCGCTGGTGATCAATCGAGTAGCGCCAGCGATCAATCAAGTGAGCGGATATGAAAGGCAAAACAGAACCGAAATCAAACCATTTGCTTTTGAGACTTCGGACAGCAACCAGGCGTTTGTAATGGAGTACGTGTTGAAACACGTGCACCGAAGTTTCGATGCTGCTTTCAATAACTCGCAGGGATTCTTAAAGGGGATTGTTACCAGCGAGGCACATTGGGAATATAGTATCGATATTGGCGACGATGGATTGCCAGAGATCGCCAGGGAACTTCTTCCCACTGGATCGGTGAAGTGGGACCCGCTTTCAAAACGATATGACCACGCCGATGCAAGGTTCTGTTTTCAAGATAGCTGGATGGCAGAAGACGAACTGCTGCAACTCCGACCGACTTTAAAAGATAAAGAGCTGGAATACGAGCAAAAAACGGACGGCGTAATAACGGCTGCCAATGACTATAAGTGGAGGGAGAGCCGTTATTTTTATGATGATTACACCAAAAAAGTACGCTTGATCCGCTCATGGAAAAAGCGATGGGAAAAAGAATATGTTGTTACTGACCGAGAAAACCCTGCCGAGATTCAGATATTAGACCAAAAACAGATCAAAGAAATAGATATCGAGAACCCGACATTTACTATCCGACCGAGAATGAGGTCTAAAATATCATACCAAATGTTTTCAGGCGATGAGGAACTGGCTTATGATGAAGTGGTTTCGACATCGATCATTCCGATAATTTCCTTCTACTGTTTCTACATCGAAGGCGTTTACTTTTCGCTGGTCGATCTGGCGAAAGACCGACAGCGACAGGTGAACAAAGCGGATAGCGTAATGTCTGACTATCTCTCAAGGCTGCCAAAGTTATCCGTAATGGCAGAGGAACGAGCTTTCAGAACTCCCGAAGATGCCAGAAAATTCAATGGCGCTGATGTGGGCGATTCCATGGTGTTTGCAGATGGCGCATTGAGTAATGGTAGCGTACAGTTTCCATCTATTCCAGGGCTGAATATAATTTCTTACTACACTCAGCTGAAGGAATCGCAGAAAACAGAGATGAAAGACATTATGGGTGTGTCTGATACGATGCAGGGAATCAAACCAAAAGGAGCTCAAAGCGGCGTGGCGTTCGACATTCTCCGACAGCAAGGACTGACAGTGACCGAACCGATCTATGACAACTATAACGCCACTAAACGGATGATGGGCAAGCTGGAAATCGAGTTGATCCAAAAACACTACCCGCCTGAAAAGATTGAACGGATAATGGGCGGACTGGCGAATATGTATCGAGATGACAAGTTGCAGAATATCTGGGAACAAGCCAGGGACGATGAGGAGGCAAGAAGAAAGTTGGTTGATGTGTTGATGACCACAAAGTACGATTGCATGATGGATGAAGGATTTAATACAACAACTATTCGTCAGTCCAACCAGATACAGTTTAACCAGCTTATGCAGTCTGGCTTTCCAGTTCCGCCAGATATTATTATCGAGCATTCTGATATTAGTCAGGATCAAAAAGACCAGTGGAAGGCTTTTATTCAACAGCAGCAACAAATGGGAACGGAAGGATTGCAGTAATGCCAAAAGAACTTGAAAAAAAATTGAAACAGGAAGCTAAGAAGAAGTTTCCAGGGGATAAAAAAAAGCAAGACCGATATGTTTATGGTGCTTTGCGGAAAACAGGATGGAAACCAAAAAAGAAATGAGGTGATTGTGATGAATGAGGATTATGAAAAAGAGCGAGCGAGGAGAGAGAGGGAAAACGCAGATAGATGGGAAAGAGAGCGATCAGAAAAAAGTAGAAAGGCAGAGGAAGATAGAAAAAAAGAAGAAGAAAAACGAAAGAAAAAATAACCAGGGTGCTGTGCTTAACTAATTAACTAAATAAAGCACATCTTCCAACAAGTATTGTTTTAAAGTAGCGCCCTGGTTTTAATTATAAAAAGCGGGGAGCTTTTGTACAGTCTGAAAACAGGTAGCTGTGCAGAGTCCGCAGGGAGAAAGTCATGGAAACAGAAGAAACATTGAACAAAGAACCAGTATCCGAACAAGAGAAAGAAGCGGGTAGTGCTGAACAAACTGAACAATTGGTTGACGATCAATCGCAGGTTGACTACAAAGCCCTCTACGAACAATCAGAAGAAAGAAGTAAAAACCTTGAATCTGTGTTAGGTAGGCAGGGGAATGAGTTAGGCGAATTGCGGGAGTTGATCAAAAAGAGTCAAAGCGCTGGCGATGTTCCAGCGGATATCGATCCGAATCAATTTTTTGATGAGGAAACCTTGAAAGTAATCGATAAGATTGCTGAAAACAAAGCTCAACGGATATATGAGAGCAAGACAAAGGAAGCAGAAGAAAGAAATCTGAAAGCGGATTTTGAGGCTGTGGTGAATGAATACGAAATTACGGACGAGAACCTACCAGATTTGGCTTATTATGCTTCCAGTAAAGGATTGCCATTGAAGAAAGCAGCCGAAGAGCTTGCTAAAAAGCAAATATTAAACAAAAGAACCAAGCCGAGAACTCAGAATATTTCTGGCGCAGCTCCGACAGGAGCGCCGAGAGTTGCGACAAGCGCAGGAGTTAGTATTGATCCAGGCAAAATATCGCAGGATCAGTATAACAAACTAACTCCTGAACAGCGAGAAGCGTATTTGAGGAAGTACGGCGGATAACGCGGAGATTTTGAAATGGCAGAAACAACAGTAAGCGCCAGCACAGCAGCAGAAGTTCCCCAAGCGCAAATATGGCAGAAGGAACTATGCAGGCAAGCCCAGGATGAAATGTGGTGGACAAAGTGGACTGGCGAAGGTATTAACAATATCATTCAACTCAAAAAAGATTTTGTCAAGCAAAAGGGCGATGCGATCAATTTTGGGTTAATGACCGATTTGTCCCAGGCTATTCACGATGATGGATGGGTCGAGGGAAACGAAGAAGGAATGACTACGTATTATGATTCAGTGGTATTGGATCAAATGCGAAATGGCGTTCGCCTGAATGGTCGATTGACCGAACAAAGGGCCAGTTATTCTATGCGAAAAGAGGCCCAGCAGTCACTATCTTATTGGGCAGTAACGCAGCAAGAAACCTTGATTTTCAAAAAATTCAGCGGCACGACCTACCAGGCCTATCCAGGCACGGCAAGCGGAACGCTGGGTTCATTGGAAACAGCTTTCACGGCGGCAGTTGCAAATACCAATATTATTTATGGCGGATCTGCGACAGCGACCACGGAAATAGAGGAATCAGATGTGTTTACCCTGGATAAAATTGTCGATGCAAAAACATGCGCTCAGACAGGCGTGTTTGGGGCTGATACAAAGTATCGTATCAGACCGATTCGATACCAGGGCGCTGATCATTATGTCGCCGTGATTCACCCCTACCAAAAGGCTGATTTAAAGAAATCGGCTGATTATAAAACCATGATGCGAGAAGCGGAAGTAAGGGGGAAAGAAAACCCGCTGTTCTCTGGCGCTGATTTTTATTATGATGGCGTATGGATTTATTCTCACCGATTGGTGCAGGCAGCCACGGACTGGGGTGCGGACAGTAATGTTAGTGGCGCAACTGGTTTATTCCTTGGCGCCCAGGCTGGTTTGATGGCAATTGCCCAGGAAGGCTGGGACTGGGTCGAAGAAAAATTCGATTACGGCAACAAATGGGGAGTTGCATCGCAACGCATATTTGGATTTGATAAGGCGATGTTTAATAGCATCGACTTTGCAGTGGTGGCAATCAAAACCGCTGCCAAGAATCCGCAACTTTAAAAGTCTCATGTTGTTTTTCTCCTTAAATAACGACCTTGCCGTTTTAGTGGATTGAAACGGCAAGGTTTAATTCCAAAACACGGAGTTGTAAAAATGAAAAGATTAATTTTTTTAGCTATCGCATTGTTGATGGTTAGTCAATTATGGGCTGGCGATGTGTATGATGAAACGGTGAAGCGCCGTGAAACAAAGACCCGTGTGATTTATTATGGCACGGTGACGTTCGCTGCAGCCGATCTTACCGATTCTCACTGGACACAGTTTTTTCAAATCGATGATTGCAACGCAAGCGGTAAAGACGGACTTTACCCGACCATCGGAGCGGTTTGTAGTAATGTAGCTGGCACAGAAGACGTAAATGTGATTGCGCATTATTCTATGAATATGGATACATCGATTGTGTCATCGCTTAATAGTGGCGTTGTTATCGACCAGGTTGTTACTACAATGCTAATTGATACGCTGAACTATTATGCTGGGGCGGCAGATGCCTATTTTCAGGGCGCAAGATGGATGCGACTTGTATTTGATGGACAAACGGGTAATCCTGCGACTACTGTCTCGTGGTGGGTTTCGCTGGCAAAGAATGATCCGAACGCTGGCGCAGAAAAGCAAGTGTTGGATCACAAGGCTGGCGCAGGAATATTGGCACTGTTACTTATTTTAGGTGGATTTTATTTCAAGAAACGAAGATCGACATAGCAACCTCCTAACCAGTAAACCGCTCTGAATATCGGGGCGGTTTACTTTATTTGAAAGGAAAAAGCAATGAAGTTGATTGAATATACTGGAATTCACGAGAAAAAGACAATACAGACCATTAATGGCAAGATTGTGTTTGAGGCTTCCGATAAAGATGAGCGGAAGATTGCACCCGTTGATGATGAGACGGCAAAAAATCTTCTGCGGTTTCGTGAGTTCAAAGAGGCTGATGTTGACGCCGATACTGCGAAAGACATATTGACTCGAAAAGAGTTAGGCACTGTCATTGGAAGAAATCAGGCAAAGGACTTGTTTGATGAGAAGCCAGAAATCGAACAGGCAATTGAGAAGCCCGAAATCGAACAGGCAATTGAGAAGCCCGAAATCGAACAGGCAATTGAGAAGGATCGAGAGCGGATCAACCGTAAGGCGAAAAAAAGATGAACATCAAAAAGTTAATCGAGAATTTCAGGGATGACCTGGGATTAGACGATGAGGACGCTCCGACTAATCAAGTAATCCGTTGGATCAATCGAGCAGGGGAATGGTTGACGGACCTTGACGCTTACGGAATCGAGCGGAGATATTCGATAGCCCAGGTTGCTAACCAGTTTACGTATAGCCTACCTGCTGACTTTTATGATCGGAAACTGCTACTCATCGATAATGATGACAGGACAAAGGATACTGATGTCAACGAGATACTGGCCAGCAAGATCGGGTTTCCAGGTAAAGGCGAGGCTTATATGTCTGGTATATGGGAGGGCAAGCTGTTGATTCATGGAACGCCAGGGAGCGGAGCGGTTACAACGACTTTATCGGGCGACATCAGTTCGAACGCAACATCGATTACAGTAGTCACTCCATCGGGAGGCGTACAGGGACGCGGCTGTGTCAAGATCGATAATGAGAACATTTACTATGAGAACGCTGCCGCCAGTGGAGCTAATACAATATTATCGGTATTGACCAGGGGCGTTGAAGATACGGCATCAGCAGCGCATTTGGACGGCGCTACAGTGACCTGGCACGGTATCGAGTTGTTTTACTATGCCAGGTATCGGGACATGCTGAATGCGCCAGAAACGGGACGGGCCGACATTGGCACGGGTGGAACATTGCTTGACGCGGGCAGACATTATTTGATGACAACTTTTTACGACAATGTGCGGGGATTGGAAAGCTATCCCCACGATCTATTTTCGATTACAACGGCGGCAACAGAAAAAATATCGCTGACTAACCTGGTTGATGCGGCAGATCTGAAAACGTATCAAAAAAGAATATATATGACAAAGGCGGACTACTCGCAGCCGTTTTACCAGGTGACAGCGCTGGATTCTGGAACAAACAGTTATAACATCGATATTGCGGACGCTACGCTGGAATTGAACGCTGCGTTTGACTGGGATAACGTGGGCGGCGATAATCTTTCTGATGAATTCAGGGGAGCGGTTGAAGAAAAGGTGAAGGCACTATATTTAAGAAGATCAAAACGATACAGCGAGGCTGGCGAATGCGAAGCGCTGGCAGCGCAAAAGTTTTTGGCAGCTAAAAAAGTAGTACAGTCACGGCGATCAGCAGTGGCAATGTCGAGAAAACCTGATATTTGGATAGGGAGATGATAATTCAACTTCCAGTAAAAGAAAAGCACGTTTGTAAGTGTTTAAAGCAAGGTGATTTTCACACAAGGGTGTTGGAAACAAAGGAACAAAAAGACAACCTGCAAAGAAGAATAAATGAAGCTGATAAATAAAATATTGGACTATTCTCCGTTGATATTGTTAGGCCTGATACTAAGGTTTGCAGTAATCGCAATTGTCTGGTTGTTTTAAATGGACCAATACGGAAGATTGCTGTTACTTTGCAAGATAATAATTGACCAGGCAAAGATGGGAGAAAATTATTTGATCCTGTTTTTAAAGCGGGATCGGTGGGATGAATTTAAAAAGTTGGTTAAGGAGTTAAGCGATGGGAAAACAGACAGGGATCAGTTGGTGTAATCACACCTGGAATCCATGGCAGGGATGCCATAAGATTTCGGAAGGTTGCACTAATTGCTATATGTTCCGAGAGAAGCAACGTTATGGTCAAGAGCCTGATCTCGTAGTGAGATCGGCGGAACGAACGTTCAATGCGCCGTTACGATGGAATAAACAAGTGCAGGGGAATTATCCTTGTGGTAAGCCGTTGGTGTTTGTTTGCAGTTGGAGCGACTTCTGGATCGAGGAAGCGGATGCGTGGCGGGATGAGGCGATGGAGATTATGGCAAACTGTAGCAGTCTTATTTTTCTGATTCTCACAAAAAGGCCTGAGCGGATTCTGCCATGGTTAGATGATGCCTGCTATCCTTCGAGTGGTTGTCCGATTGAGGGTTTTCCGAACAATGTGTGGCTGGGGGTGAGTGTTGAGAATGGGCAATTTATTCAGCGTATTGATCATATAAGCCAAATTGATGCTGGACTAAGATTTATTAGTTATGAGCCAGCTTTAGGTCCTTTGGGTCGTGTTTCTGATAATAATTATTTAAGGAAGATAAATTGGGTAATTTCAGGCGGTGAAAGCTGTTCTGATCGTAGGGCAGATATGGATTGGTTTCGGCATATAAGAGAAATATGTGAGTGTTTTGATATTCCTTATTTTCACAAACAGAATGGCGGAAGAAAAAAGATCGATGGGGTCTATGGAGGGGATAAACTGGACGGGGTTGTTTATCATCAATATCCGAAAGTAGGGATATGACCATGAAAGTCAAAGAGATAGCTGAAGCATTAGAAAAATACACGATAGAGAAAAGCAACTTTGATGAAAAGAGAAACTATATTTCCATGTCGCATAGTCATTTATCTGTTGAAGAATTGATAGAGCAATATACAAAAGGGTTTGAAAAAACCAAAGATATTTGCTTGAAGTGTTACAAGGGCTATCAAATGGAAGAAGATATGATCAGTAGGCTTAACGCCGTTTTCAAAGAGAAAATAACCAATGGTGGAGAAATAGAAGTATTCGCAGGAATCGTAAAGGGGCATCCTGATTTTCGATTTGAAAATAATCCAGCAGATCTTAAAAGCGTTTTGATGGATGATTGGATACCAAAAGAAAAAGTTCCATATAAAGTTTATTGTCAGATGCAATCTTATATGATGTACTCAAATAGAGACAGGGGGTTAGTAATATATGAAAGCAGGGAAACTGGAATCATAAAAGCCTTTGATCTTTTTAGTAATAATAAATTGCAAAAAGAAATACACAATAAATTTAGAGAAGTTGTGAAAAAACTCAATGGATAATTTCCAGAAAATAGTAATTAGCCGATGGGACGGCGGACTGAATAACAGCCAGTCGCCGTTTGATATTGGGGAAACCGAATGGTATCGCGGTGAGAATATGATGCTGCAGGGCGTGGGCGATACGGAGGTTGTAGTACGACCTGGGATTATCAGACAGAATCGGAACTATATTGCCAGTGCAAATGGCATTTATGGGCTGTACCGATTTTATAAATCGGACGGTACGGCTTACTGGATTGCAACCGCTCTTACAAGTATCTATTATTATGACGCCGCCAATGTGCAATACGTACTACTTGATTGCGATCTTACCTTGAATAATAATCAAAGGTTTAGATTTAAAACTTACAACGATCTGGTGTTGATGATCAACGAGTCGAACCATCCCATGTTTTGGGATGGCGACATTACGCACAGCGTTCATCGGCTGGGCATTCCTGGTCCGATAACACCGATCTCGGTTTATGTGGGCGATGCGGGAAGCGGATCGCTGGAAACTTCGGTGGATTATTTTTACAAGTATTCGTACTATAATTCTGAAAACGGGATGGAATCGAATTTGAGTACGGTTAACGCCAGCGCATTTCAAACGTCTACGGGCAAGATTTCAGTCGATGTTCCGCAAAACGCTTCGATTGATGGACAGGTGGATAAGATCAGACTGTATCGCAGCGCTGGCGGGGGACTGGCAACGGATACGCTGAAATGGACAGGTGTGGATTTTGACGCCACAGGACTTGACGCGGGTGATATTACCTGCGATGACACGGTGGGGGATAGCGGTCGTTCAACGGATGGCGATTGGGCAGACCGCTATCAGCCTGGTTATGGCGGGGGAACGGATTTTAAATTTATCGAAATTTGTCGGGAGATTACTTTTCTGGCAGGGGAAAGCACCAATCCATCGAGACTATACTTTTCTAAAATCGGGTATCCTGAACGGTACGGAGCGAGTGACTTTTACGATGTGGGCAAGGATGACGGCGATGTAATTACTGGATTGAAGGAGTTTGGTGGAAACCTGGTGATATTAAAGGAACGTTCTTTGTGGATGCTGTATAATCCTTATGATCCATCGGCAGTAAATCTGATCAGACTGTCGAATGAGAACGGTTGTATTGCGGATGATTTTGTATTTTCCGATGGGAATAGTTTATATTTTATGGACATCGATGGGGGGAAGGTTTTTAATGGAGCGGTGTTTGCTAAATATACCAATAATGTAGCAGGGTTTTTGGGGAATTATGAACACGAGGATCGGCTGCCGCTGCCTGTTAAACGCAATATGATTGGCTGTGTGTGGAATAATAAACTGCTTCATTGTTTCTCCGACGAGGAAGTCAATAGCTCTAACCAGGTGGTACGATATAAGACAGAATATACAACTGATAGCGGCGGTGAGAAAAAGAGCGCCCTGTTTGATGCGGATAGCGCTGAGGCGGGCTTTCAGAGTGGAACGGATGCGGTGATTATCCTGGATCAGACGCAGAGCGCTTTGAATAAAGAGATTGAAATTACACTTTATATCCCCTGGGATGAGAGCCAGTTTCGACAGTGTGTTGACTTTTCGATTTATTTTTCTTATGACGATGGTGTAAGCTGGAAGCGGATGTTGACGGATAGCAAGAAATTTCAGTTAATTACTAACCGTCCGATGGGTGAACCAAAACCAGGGCAGCCCAATAGAATTCCGAGGGATTATGCGGACGTGGCGCCAGTACGAAATGTGACGTATCGGTTTTACGATGTGGGAGTGGATCAGATAAGATTAGATTTGCATGGAGCGTATGCGAACGGCGACATATTGAGCGACAAAGGTGATGCTGACGATACGGCAAAGCTGAATTCAATCGATTTGCTGGCGATTGGATACTATTACGAAGATACCAGTACGACGGCTTTACACGATAGAGTCCTCGCTTATAATATGGATACGGGCAAGTGGGATACGGTTTGGAAGGGATACAAGTTTAAACCGAACTGTTTTGCGCTGGGCGATAAGCAGAATGATTTGTACGAGTTGTATTTTGGCGATTCGGAACTTCCCCAGGTTTATCAGTTTGGTGTAGGTGATCGCGATGATGGCGATGAGATTTGGGGCTGGTTTCAAACCAAACATTATGGCGCTAAGGACGGATTACCGAGGTTTTTTGATCGGGTGTTTCTGAAATTGCTCAACGAGGAAGGTAATTTCCAGTTAGTCATTTTTGTGGATAATGTGGAGAAACTACGGCGAACCATTAATACGGAACGCGGGGCGGCTTATTTTGGATCGGCATTATTCAAGGCTTCGGCTTTTGGCGGCAATAAGGCGATTATCGACCGAATGATTCCGCTTACCAGGGAGGGACAATTTCTGACGGTGCAGATTATTCGTAAGCGGGAAGTTGAGATGCCGCTGTTGCAGGTGGAGATTGAAACGAAGGTTTTGGAATATTAGCAAAATAATTAAATGGCAAAATGATTGAGGAGATAGGGATGAAACTGTATAGAGGCTATGGTGTATTAAAGCGGCTGCGGCAAGGCGTTAGGATATACATTTATCCTACGCTGCGATGTAACCTTAAGTGTAAGTACTGCGTCAATCTTTTTTATAATGGAGAAAGACCTACATCGTCAGAGATTAGTTGGATGGAATGGATGAGGATTATCAGCGACTTTCCTGTTTTTGTCAGGGAGGTTGTACTTAGTGGAGGTGAACCGATGTTGTATTCGCAATACACGGAGCTTGCCAATGCAATAGTATCGTCGGGACGCTTTTTAACTGTATATACGAACTTGATGTTGAAAAAAGGTTTGAGTGTTGAGCCATCGGTACGTATAAGGTTAGACGCTTCGTTTCATGAGTCAGTCGATAGTAATTTGTTTCTCAATAATCTTCAAGAGTATAGAAAAAAATTCAGAGTTGATACTAATGAAATTGAGAAAAACGAGATCCGAGGGAGTGTTGTCAAGAGAAAACTGCAAACTAAAAAAGACATTAAATCTTGTCTTGAACGTAGAAAGTTCTGCTTTTCGCCTGATGGAAGGCTTTGCCTGTCTCTTGGAGAAGCTTATGAACATTGTAATCAATGAGCATCGACCAGTATGGTTAACATTTATATTGATGATAGGTTTTGCATTTATCGTTCTTGGCACAATATTTGGGTTAATGTCTATCGGAAGTATATTGAGTTGAATTTCTTTTAACAAGGGTAAAGCAATGAGAAAAGAAGGTTATTATTGGTTGTTAAGGGAGGGTGAGAGCCCTTGTCTGGTTTATTATTATGAGAACCTTGAAACGAAGGAGATGGGATTTGGGTTTAATGTCGTTGATGGAGGCGGCTTTTTACCTGAAAAGGATTTGGTGGAGGATTCGGTTGTAAAAAAGGCTATTATAGAAGGAGTGTAGTATGGCAAATTTGAATGATGGGTCGAGCGATTGGCCAACGACTAAGGACGTTTATATTGCTGAAACGGACGATCCTAAAACCGCCAAAACGCGAGTGAGAGCTTCGATCCCTAACGGTGTTTATAAGTGGATCGAGAATGCGCAGAATGATTTGGGTGGATCACTGGCAGGATCGAAGGCGGACGCTAAGACCAGACTCGAGGTACGGCACGCTGGCGATGGCACTGACCTGGACAAAATCAGAATACTTGGAGCCAACAGCTTGACCACTTTGCAGGCGACTATCGATGATTTGCCAAGCGGCGGCGGAGAGGTCTATTTGCCAACGGGTGAAGAAACACTGACGGCTTATGCGGAGATCGAAAGTAACCAGATGCTTAAGGGCAGTGGTGCGGCTTCGGTGATCAAGGGAACTGAAGGCGGTCATAAGGTTTTGAACCAGGATCAATCGGCGGACATGGTAAACGCTTCGGTTAAAGACCTGACAATCGATGGAGATTCTGATTCTGGCGCATCGGCGAATCGGGAGCAATATCATGGCATCGATCTTTCCAATACGACATACCTGGCAGATGATAATATTTTGGGTCCGACGCTGTGGATTAAAAACGTGGGCGGAGACGGCATTTGTTTCAGGAATGCAAATCGAAATATTGTGCAGGGTGTTATCATTGATTTGAACTGGCAGGACATTGGAGCGAACCTGTGCGGTAGAAACGGGATTGCTTCGCTGGACGGAGATACGTTGATTATCGCCAATGTGATTATTCGCAGGGGAGCGACTTCGGGGATCGACCTTGAACCTGCATTGGCTACTGAGTTGATCAATCGAGTGGTGATTCAAAACTGTATTCTGGAAGATAATTTGAACGGGATTACGATCAATTCGACAGTTGGCGGGCTGGGCGATGTCGAGCATGTTTCGATCAACAATTGCACGATTCGAGTTGGAGATAATAGCGCCACTGGTTTTGATACGGGCACTTCTGGGATAGCCTTGAAATATGCAAAAAATGTGAATATTAGTAACTGTGTCATTCTGGGACAGTCGGATTTGACGAAGTCGGGTACAGGGATTTATATTCAGTATTCGGATCATATTTGTATCGATAACTGCATTATCAACGGTTGCCTCGATGGAATTAAAATCGATAACGTTGCGACTGCACCTACAAACGATCTTCAAATATCTAACTGCAAGATTAATGGAAGTTACCATGCGGGTATTTACGCGGTTAACGGAAGCGGAAATGCTGGAGATCGGCTTACGATCAGCAATACGCATGTCAAGAATAGTAGCCAGGTTGGAGCGGGGACGTGGCAGGGGATTATGGCACGCTATTTTAATTATGTGAATATCAATAATTGCCAGGCTTACGATGACCAGGGAACACATACGCAGAAAACAGGTGTGCACGTCGAGGATGCAACGGCGGCGGTTGTTATTGGGAATCTGGCCGATGGAAACACACACTCGCAGTTGCGGTTAATTTCGGCAGGGATCACCAACCTTGAATATGGTCACAATGTCGGTGTAGTTACTTTTGTATAGGGAGAAGTTATGAACCATCATGCGGGTTTTAAATTATTAGACACAGGGCAAAATATCTGGAACGATGACGAGAACTTGACAGCTACTTCGGAGGGTGTTGCGGCTGATCCAGATATTTGTTTTACCGCTATTACAACCAATGGCGATGAAGATGAAGATTCTTTGACGTTGGCGAATCCCACAACGGATAATTCACTAAAGGTGTTCGTGTATAAATCTCATGGACATGCCAATGATTCGGTGAATATTACGCCTGCCAATTTGATTGGTGGTACTAAAATAACCTTTGCTGATCTTGGCATGGGCTGTATTATGGCGCATCATTCAGGCTATTGGGTGATTGTGGCAAACAATGGCGGTGTAATTTCTTAACAGGAGAAGCGATGAGGCAGGTTATAGTTATTACTGAAACGATGCCAGGCTATTTTGAAATCAAATCGGTGCTGAGCAAGGAAGAAACAGGAGGCATATTGAATCAGTTTGCGGTGCAGGCTTACAAGCAATCGGCTATCCAGCAGTATGAGAAAGCGATGGAGAAGCAGGGAGATATTATTAGTCCGCACACAGGGAAACCAATGCCGAGCAATGGAAGATTTAAAAAGGAACTGGCAGATGCCAAAACTTGATGATAAAGTAAATGAAATACGGGAACGGGTGATCGAGTCGGAGTGGGCGAGGCTGATGAGAAAAGCTGCCCAGAAGTTTCCGAGCGATAAGAAACGGCAGGAGGCGTATGTTTACCGAACGCTGAATGCGAGGTATGGACAGCCGAAGCAATTGGTGGAAACCCAACCAAAAGAACAATTAGAAAAACCAAACCGAGAAATTCCGTTGTCAGTGTGGTTTTCATTTAAAGCAGATTCATTTGGGCAAGGTGATTGCCTGGCGGAGATTATGAAACGAGATGTGGGTAAATGCGGAGAATTCTGAAAAATGTAAACGATCCGATTTTGCGGAAGGAGTTGGAGGCGATATGGGATCGGCTGAATTATGTTGAGACTAAAACGGTTGAACCGACGACTGCCACTCTTGCGCCAGGTGAGATGGCGGTTTATAACGAAGAGTTGTACGTTAATGACCGTAATAATATACGCCGCATAGGGCTGACGGCAACGGGGGTGCAGGACCATGGTGATTTGACAGGGTTGAGCGATGATGATCATACGCAGTATTTGAATGAAGCCAGGCATGACGCTGACGATCATTCAGGTTTGTTACCGATAGATCATGGCAGTGATGTTGATGGGCTGGGGGATGATGATCATACGCAGTATTTTCTTGCTGATGGAACTCGTGTTTTGGCGGGCACATTGAGCCTGAATGATAGTAACACGCAGATTTGGGAAGATGGCAGCTCTAATCTGACTTTTAAGGATGCTGTTGCAGGGACGTTGACGTTATCGGAATTAAGCTGTCCGCCGTATATTTACATCAAGGCGACAGGACAGGCGAGCGCAACCGATTTACATTTAAGCGATGGAACGAATTGGAACACAAGCAAAGCATTAATTAAGACGATTAGAGTTATCACAGATTCGACCGATTGGGACGCCTGGCTATTGCAGAATGACAATGGCTATGCGGTTGATGATGCGACTATTCCGATGAAGCAAATAATGGAGGGCGGCGGAGATGGCGATACCACTATATGGTTAGATTTGCCCTATCAAGATGAAGATGCAAGTGGGGAAATTCATTTATACTTTGTAGACAATTCAGGATCAGAAACTTTTGATATAATAATTCAAGGATATAAATTGAGGTGAGAAATGAAATATTTTTATTTGATTACAATTGTATTTGCTTTGTTGATTCCTCTTATAATCTCAGGGCAAGTTCAGCAAGCAAGCTGGCAAGTGAAAATTCTCAAAATAGGCGACACGCAGCAGGGTGGAAGTTTTGAGATGACTGTTGAAATTAGTGAGACTGTCTCTAAAAAAGTATGGACAGAGACAATATTTGTCAGTGGTGATTATTCAACTAAAGCGGAGGTTGTTCAGATACTAACAAAACTCAAAGAGAAATATGAGAGG